AAGCATACACCTTACTGACACGTCTGCCATTGATATAGATTGGATCAGCCAGTGTCATAAACCGATGGCCATTGATGTTTATCATATTGCCACCGCCTTACACATTGGTTACGAAGTTCACGATGCCAACCTCGACCCGCTGGCCGTCGATCTCATGGACCCATGCATCCTTGGCAATGGCATCTATGAGTTCTTCCAGATCAGCAAGCTTCTTATCAACTTCTTTTTCCCAGACACCCATGTGCTCATTGTAATCCCGCAGGTTGTCCACCCGCTTTGTCAAGTCTATCAACTCCGCTTTGACATCAGCAAGGGAGCCCTTGTCCGTAGCACCGCTTATCGTGCTGCTGGTGCCGGAGATTTTCCCGCCAATGTCGGAATAGCTGCTCCCACCGCCACCAGAATCATAATCGAAGATGTCCTGATTGTTGCTCCAATAATCACTGAGATCATCGTTGATGCCACTGAGGTCATCATAATTCGTCGCGTCATCCAGACCGCCGGTGATGTCGTACAGGTCATCTCCGATCAGGTCGATCACCGTTTCAACCGTGGTTTCATCGGGATCATCGATACCGTGGTCTCTTAACCAGTCATCCAGCTCGTCATCGTCCAGCAAGTCTTGGAGGTGATCCTGAAAATCAGTATCATCCAGAATGGAATCAATATCATCCAAGGTCTCCCGGACATCATCTTTGATGTCATCAACATCCGGCACGGTGGTAATATCATCGATGGTTGTAGTAATATCCGACAGCTGATCCTCGATTTCGCTGAGGTCCGCGCTGGACCCCGCATCCCTTGTGATTTCCGTCAGAGTTGGCCTGCGGTAAGTTCCGAGGGTGATTTGCTTCTGAGCGGTATCCAGCGATATGTTCAGCTTCAGCAGGTCGAATGTCTTGTCAATGATGTGCGGTACGGAATGGGCGTGAACTTTCTGGCCAAGTCTGAAAAGCTCATAGTTTTCATTCTGCCAGTGAAGCTCGGCGGCAGTACATTCTATGACCATGTTGTCAAACTGCTTGCTTTGCAGATATTCCACGCCATCCTCATACAGCGTATCAGCATGGGTGACACCGGAGAATTCCACGCATTTGACAATACGCCCGTACTCCGCAACAGCCTCGCTCTCGATGATATCGCTCCCGTCATTCACACTGGCGACTGTCAGCCTTGCGCCATCAACCTCATCACCCAGCGGCAAAACCACAGTACAAAAATCCGCCATGTCGAATTGAGTGGAAGCATTCAACATATTCAAACCGAACTCCACCGGCTGATTGGTAGAGTAAGGCATGTCCGCCAACCAGTCGATGTAGTTCACACCGTTCTCCCGCCGGAAGAAAAAATAGCCGCCTTCAGCATTGAGGCACTGTGATTTCAATGTTTCAAACGTGCTCTTATAGTTCAGCTTGCGGTACACCGTTTTATCTTTTACGGTGATTTCGCCAACCACAAACTGTTTATAGCTATCGACCTGTTCATTGTGGTTTGCGATGACTGTTCTGAAAAACTCATGAACGGAAATGGAATTATACTCATGAACTCTCTGAACGCTGTCATTGAAAAACGCAAATGCGCCCTCGCAATAAACCTTTTTCTGATTATAGAAATCCGTGGTTATTTCGACAGGCCGCCCAAACCATAAAAGCACCTCGCTCTCGAATACTTCTATGAGCGAGGTAAACGGATTGACATCATCGTAGAAGGGGTGGGAAGGGTGCATAGTGAACTCAAAGCTCCCGGCTACATTCAGTTCCATGGACAACTGCGGGTCAATCAAGGCATACTGCCTTTCCTGTGGATTGAAGATGTCCTGTCCGTCCATCAGCACCCGATATATCACAAAGACACCTCCCTATACGATACGGTCACCTCGCCATTCCCGACAAACAGCATTTCATTGTCGCCGGGTTGAAGCGCAAGGTTCGCATTGTAGTTCTTTCCCTTCACAAGAGAGAACTCCGTTTCATTGAAGGTCACCTTCATTGCCGCAGAGCACGTCAACGTCGGGATGGCCTCCTTCATGCCGTTGTTGATGAAGTTGCGGTATTTCTGGCCGCTGACATTGAAACGCCCATACCGAATGCAGTCCGCAAACAGATCATCCCATATCCATTCCGTCTCGTCCGATGCTTCGGTGCTGTACTTGAACGGGTCAAGGTTGTAATCAATGACGATGGTGGAGCGATTCGGATCCGAACGCCATTCATTGACAGACAACCGTCCGACATACTGGTACAGCGGATTATCTTCCAGAATGACGATGTGCCGCTTGCCGTGGAGATAATTCAGAATGGAGCTGTACACATTCGCCCAGTTACTGCGGGGACGCAGGGAGAACTCCCAAGAGCCCTCCCTTTGTCCATACGGTACTTCTTGCGATAAATACTCGGTATAATCCAGTTGTCCGTGTACTGAAGGCAAATCCAGGTAGGATGTTTTTACCGTTGGCGGGTTGATCAGCGGCCTGGATGTCGGCACAAGGCCCCATTCGTCATAGGTGTTCTTACCGGATATGATTATCGAATGATACATCCTTTACTGCCTCCTTGCACGCTGCGAAATTACTCCGAGTTCCTTGTCTATCTTCGGAGCCAGCTGGCCAACCAGTGCGCCGGTATCAGTCACCATCTTCATGTTGGCAACCTCCGGCAGATAGGGCAGGTACCTGGACAGCATAGCGATAATGGTTCGGCCTGTGGCATCGTCATAAGAGCCCGCGGCATAGCTTCCCATAACCGGATTGACCGTATTGGTCATCATGCTGGCATATCTCATGTGTTCCATCGTCTGGGCCACCGCAGACTGGATCATCGCCATCAGCTTATCCGCGCCGGCAACGACCTCATTGCCTGCTTCACCGCCGCCCAGGAACTTATTTCCCATCATGCCGAAAATCGTGGGATTGCTCAAGAGCATGGCGTTGTCCATGGCCTTTTTATACCACTCAACCTCGACATGAGGCAAAGAGATCGGACCATACGGAACCCACGATACCTGAAAATGCGGCATCTTCGGCTTCGGGAATTTCCATTCAAAATTGAACAGCTTTTTTACTCTGTCGATAACCGTAAAAACGTCGTCCCTGAGTTTTGCGAGAATACCGTCCTTGCCAAGTATCGCATTGTAGGCATTCTTGAAAGGACTGGTAATAGCCCCGAGAATTTCTTTTAGCTTTTTGCTTTCAATTATCGACTTCCACTTTTCGTCGAACCAGGTGGCAGCTTTCGTCCAGATACCATTCGGGCCAGTGATGGCGTTCCATGGATCCTTGAAGAAGCCCTCAATCGCACCGCCGAGCTTCTTCAGCGTCTCGTTCTCTATGATGGCTTTCCATTTGTCCTCAAACCACTTAGGGATACCTTCCCACCACTTTTTAACGCCTTCGGCCATCTTTTTCGCAGCGTCAGATACTGTGGTTTTTACATCTTCCCATGCCTTTGGAATTTCCATGACTTTATCGATAAAGCTCTGCACGAAACCTGCAATCTTATCTACCGTATCACCTATCAATTTTTTCACAAAGTCCCACACAGCATTTACTTTATTTCTAAAGTCTTCATTCGTGTTATATAGTGTCACAAGCCCGCCGACTAATGCGCCGATAGCAGTTATTACAGCGACTATTGGATTTGCGGCAAGGAAACTTATGGCTGTGGAAAGTCCTCCTATTGCAGTCATGACAGGACCTATGGCGGCTACGATACCAGCGATTGTGATTATTGTTCTTTGGACACCTTCATCCAAATTCGTAAACCATCCGAACAGATTAGTGACCTTCTCAATTATTTCTCGAATTGCTGGCATAAGATGGTCCATGATAGTAAGCTGCAGTTCTTCCATTGCCGAGGTCAATAACTTCATATCGCCCTCGGCACTATCGTTCATGGTTTCAGACATTTGTTTGGCGGTTCCATCGGTGTTCTTCATCTGCTCTTGCAGATCTTCAAGAGAGATGCCCATGTTACCCAGGACTTCCTCATAGGTTGCACCTGTATCA